CGTCAAGGCGGTGCTCGTTTATAATGCCACAGGGTACATCTGCAGCTTCCTGAAGCTCGACCTGCATCTCTTCTACATCTTCCATGCAGGTAAACGTACCTGCGAGCACCTTTTCTTTGAATACTGCTAAGATAATCAGATAGTCAGTGATAAGCTCTTCCAGTGAGCCGTCCATAGTAGTGGTTCCTCTTTCTGTTTTAATCATTTTCTTTCTCCTTTCCGTCCCAAGGCAGGTTAGCGATCTTAAGAGCCAGCTCGCGTCGAATTTCGGGGGACTTCGTCCGGCGCCACTGGATATATAGACCTTCTTCGGTATGGCACCCGATGACGCTGCGGTCAAGCGGGCAATACTGACAGTGCCAGCCAGGACCGGGAACCAGGGCGAGAGTTTGCGTATAAGCGCAGGCGAAACATTCCTGCGCAGGTATACTAGGCTCATCCCAGCCTATGAAATACTGAGCCTTAACGGCATACGGGTGATCTGCCAACCAGGTCCATAACTTCCTGTGTTCTTCCTCATAATTGATCTGTGTCATAGCTGTTCCTCATCCTTTCGCGCATAAACTCTTCCACAACTCTCCCGCAGCTCTTGCATCGTCGCGGATCTGAACTTGCAAACTACGCACCTTTTGCGCCCCGCCAGGCTGCATGCGTCACATGCCATCGCCGGGTCCTGCCATGGTACCCTGTGTAGCATGCGATGCGGGCTAAGGCGTACCAGATCTATCCCTTTTTTAATCATCTTCTTGACCTCCCCTTTTCTAGTGTAACCCGCGCCGGGACCGGGCGTAGGTCATTCGTACAGCAATAACTATATACTTTCGACAAATGTCGTAAGCAGCCCGATGAGCGTGAATACCGCTAAGAGTATCAGCGTGCTCTTTATATACTCCATCATTTTAAAAACTCCTTTGCTAACCCTCATCCGAGACCGTACACATATCTGCGATAGCGTCTCAACAACCGCATTGGCCACCTGGGCTTGCTCCCCAGGATCTCGATTCTTGCTGTTCTATTCTTCTGCGTTTACCCATGCATCATGTGCATTTCTATATTTTATATAAGCTGGTGCATCTGGTTCTTCAAAGAAAACTACTCTTTTGTGTAACCAACCATATTTTGTACCCTGCACCATGTTGATGCCATTAAGCATTGCTTTTGCTTTTTCAAAATTCTCCCGTGCTATGTTATTCAGTTTGCTGATCATTTCTTTATTCATTTTATTTTCCTCCCTGTTTGGCTATGTGTTGTGTTTCCTAATTGTGAACCTAGTTTAACACTTGGAAACTACTTTGTAAACCCTTTTTGTGAATTTTTTAAACTTCTGGTTTACCAGTTAAACTTTTATGTTATAATCTTAGGTGATGAAAGAGAGGTAAAAAGATGAGCAATTTTAAGGATAACAACGACAGTGATGACAGAAGGCGTAAATGCGCTGAGCGCATCTTGCAGAGACTTGTTATAACAGGTATAGATCAAGCCGAACTCGCACGCAGAAGCGGAGTGTCAAAAAGTGCAATAAGCCATTACACACACGCCCGAAACGCCCCGACAAATATCACGGCGGGTAAGCTCGCCCGGGTTCTTGGTGCGGATCCGGTGTGGCTTTCTGGGTTTGATGTACCTAGCCAGCCGAAAAAGGTACCTAGAGAGTTGGACAGCGACACGACAGAGAAAGCTTTAGAGCTGTACGCAGATGAGAACGCGCGGATCTTACTTGATGCAAAACGCGTGTTGACTGAGGAAGACTTAGCTGCAGTAGTACAGCTTGTTCGGAGTTTAGCTAACAAGAGGTAAAGTAAAGATGGGACAGATAACGGGAAGTAAGATAAAAAATAGACGCATGGAGCTAGGGCTGAGTTTGAGAGAGGCCGCCGAACGAGCGGGAGTGACGGCGAGCACATTCTATAAATGGGAGAACGGAGTCATAGATAGCATGAGGGTCGACAAGGTAAAAAGACTTGCACAGGCACTTGTGCTGGAAGAATCGGAACTGTTGACTTTCGAACCCGTTGTAAACCGTGCACAGGTGGGTGATAGAAAAAAGCATACTATCGCCGCAGAGCGGCTGCAGAAAGCACTTGATGACCTAGCGATGAGACCGGTAGATCTCGCAGAACTGACTGGAGTAGCCGCCTCATCAATAAGCCAGTACCTGTCCGGGAGATGCGCCCCAGGAAACCGGAGTGCGAAAAAGATCGGAGCAGTTTTAAACGTAAGCCCTTTGTGGCTTATGGAGCTCTCCGACGAGAAAAACGCGCCAGTGAGTGCCCCGACCGAGATAAGCGATGACTTGGCGCGTAAAGCGCTAGCGCTATATGCAGACGCTGATGGGCGCGTATTACTTGGCGCTAGAGAGAAGCTGAGTAATGAGCAGTTTAAAGCCTTGGCGGTCATAGTAAGAGGGATGGCCGGTGGTAAATAGATGACAACAAAGACTGTTATATAAACTGTTGTATCTGTTGCTGAACAATCAGCAAAATGCAACGCATGCAACAGCGGGCAACGGTAATTGTTGTCGCTAAAACGTTGAAATTTAAAGGTTTATGCGTATTATGCAACAAATACAACAATAAATATATAAAACTAAACAACCACATGTATAAGGCGTACAGGCGTATAGCAAACCCGCATAAATGCACGTATTAGGCGCTTATACGCGCGAAGCGTTGCCACTGTTGCAGAAAGGAATAGACCAAGATGAAAGCAGTTATTTACGCAAGATACTCCGCAGGCTCTGGGCAGACCGAGCTGTCCATCGAAGGGCAGCTGAGGGAGTGCAAAAAGTACATAGAGAAAAAAGGATACACACTGGGAGAGGTCTACGCAGACAGGCACGTATCCGGGCTGTCCACAAAAGGCAGGGAAGAGTTTAAAAGGTTAATGGGCGATGCCAAGGCGCACAAGTTCGATGTTGTGGTGTGCTATGACACCTCGCGGTTTGCGCGCGACAAGTTTGACGCGGTAGTCTACAAGACAGAGCTAAGGAAGCGGCTGGGGATTGCGATCGAATGGGCGACGATGAATGTGGAAGGCCCTGAGGGTGTGCTTCTTGAGGCGATCATGGAAGGGTGGAACCAGTACTTTTCCGAAGAGCTGTCCAGGAAGACAAAAAGGGGCATGGCAGAGGCCGCATCTAAAGGGCTCTCTCTTGGATCCAAGCCTCCGCTTGGCTACACTCTTAAAGACCGGCACTTCGTTGTCGATGAAGCCGGCGCAGAAGCCGTCCGGGAAGTGTTCGAGGCTTACACGGGCGGCGCGAGCTTCGCAGACTGCGCCCGGATGCTGAACGAGCAGGGCTTCAGGACAGCCACAGGTAAGCTTTTTAACGGCTCAGCTGTCCGCTACATGCTGACGAACAAAAAGTACCTCGGGATCCACGGCGGCGCATCCGGTGTCGTACCTGCGATCGTGGATCCGGAAGTCTTTCAGGCAGCTCGCGATCGCATAGGCGAAAGGCCGCCTAAAAGCGTGAAGCACGACTTTGCCCTTGTCGGTAAGCTCACGTGCGGGTGCTGCGGATCGCGCATGACCGGCACCAGTACTTTGAGTAAAGGTCGCCGATACTATTACTATAAATGCTCAAATAAGTGCGCAGGTCAGCCTGTACGGCAGGACAAGCTCGATTCTTTTGTCGCGGCATGTGCGCAGGAAGCCCTGAGTAAGCCGGAGACGGTTAAAGAGGTGGCTGCTCGACTGTTTGCCTACCAAAAGAAAGAAAATCCGTTAGAATCAAAAATAGAGGCTCTCGGGAAGAGTCTCAAAAGCTTAGATATGAAGATCGATAACCTGACCACAGCTCTCGCTGAGAGACCTGCCTCCAAGGCACTGCTCACCAGACTTGATGATCTGGAAGAGCAGCGGGAGCAGGTGCAGCGTGCGATCGAAGCCGAACCGGAGCAGGAACCCTGCAGGATCCTCTCAGAGCAAGCGATCGCTGACGGTCTCGCAGGGCTTCTCGCCCCGCTGTCTGACCCTGACCGGATCCAGTCGCAAGAGCGGTGGATCCTCGACTCACTGGTCGAAGCTGTGGAGCTTACACCCGACGAGGTGCTGATCACGTATGCCACGGACAGCATCGTCAAGCGAGACCAGGAAGGTCAGGTTTCGAAAAAAGTGCTGATTGGCACCCCAGACAGCACTTTTTTCGAAACTATTGAGATTTACACTGCACCCGGAGCTGTGATCCTGTCATGCAGCAGGTCAGCGGCTAGCTTTTAAAACCCAGACCAGAGCTCTCTCGTCTCGTACTCTGTCAGCGGCAGCCCCGGAACTCAGCAAACTTGTACCTACCTCTTGTGTAAATAATTATGTTTTTACTTTAGTACATGCTGAAATACTTCGCCACCTTGTGTGCCGGTGCATCCGGATCGCAGATGAAGTCATGCGCCAGATCGAAGTAGAAGTCAGGCGTGTCCACCTGGTACTTTTCCACTGTTCTGTGCGAATCATTATAGTACATATTCATCACGAGGTAGTAGGACTTGAACCCGCTTTCGATGCCGTGAGCGCGCGCCACTTCTTTCACCTGGTCGTAGCTCCAGTGCTCCCCGGCGGGCTCCATGCGCCGGACTTTCTCCTGGGCCCAGGCCGTATCGAATTCGTAGAGGATGTCCTCTGCTTTTTTCACCAGCTTCTCATACATGCCGGGGCTGTTCGCTTTCACATAGTCCGCCGCCTCATAATAGATCGCGTCTGCGTCCTCCTTTTTATCCCGGTCTTTCCCGGAATAGATCAGGTCTGTCAGCTCTCTCAGATCCTTCATGGACTACACCTTCTGAGCGACTACCGCCGCATTGACCGTAGTTACCGCCTGGTCAGTGACGACCAGAGTCAGGTTCGCCCGGTCTTCCGCGCAGCAGAACACCTTGACCATAGCGCTGATCGGCAGGGTGACGATATCACCCGCGGCTTTCGCGGTCACCGTTGCGGTAGCTCCAGGAACCGGCTGCCCGTCTTTCAGCAGGCTCACCGTTACCGCGCCCGCCGCTGTCGCTGCTACCGAGACGGTTGTGTCTATGTCATAGTAGCCCCGGCCTTTCACCGTGATCGCGTCTCCGTTCAAGACCGCCCCGCAGCCGAACCGGCGCACCACCTGGGTGAGCGGGATCGTGCCGCCGGCAGCGACCGGCGTTCCGGCGGTCGTATTGACCGCATATAATGCAGAATTACAACTCATGTTTTTACTCCTTCCTTAAACGAAAAAAGGGCAGCCGCAGCCGCCCTCTTAGAATACCCCTTGGCGTACTGCCTAGATTGCGCAGCTTCCGCAGCCTACCTGACTCGCAGCGTAAGGGCTGCAGGTGATGTACGCAGGCTTCGCGACCGGCTGCAGCTGGTTGATCAGGTACGCATTCTGTGCGCACTGGCTGTTTGCCAGCTTAGCGTCCGCCAGCTCGTCTCTCAGCTTCTGCATCTCGTTCTGCGTGATCAGGGCTCTTGTCGCTTCGCCCTCAGAATGGATCGCGCTTGTGATCTCACAGGTGTTCTGTGCATTCTCGAACTTCACTGAGTCGATGTTGCGATTGGTCTCGCAGCAGCACTGCTGGGACGCGAACCGGGATTCATTGATGTTCTGATTGACCGAGCCAAAGCCGTTCAGCATGCCTGTGTTCATGGCGTAAAAGCCGTCGCACAGACCGCTCTGTACGCCTCTTACGGCAGAGTCCAGATTGTTGAAGTTGAACCCCTGGCACAGGTCGGCGCGAGTCAAAGCTTCCTGGTTTCTGTTGCCGCCCCAGCCGCCGCCCCAGGCGAGCAGGAAGAACAGCATGATCGCCCACCAAGAGCCACCACCGCCCCAGCCGTCTCCGTCGCCGTTCACGTTGTAGACTGGCTGAAGTCCTCCGTTTGTCATAGCTTCCATAGGTTATCCCCCTTTCATATATTACCTAAAGCCGCTGAAGCGGCTAAAAGTCTGCATGAATTGGTCAAAATCTACGCCCTGCTGCTGACAGAGATTTCTGCAGGTCTGCTCGAGCTGCTGCTGGGTCTTTCCTTGCGCCATCTGCATCGCTCTGGAAAATGCGGGGTTATCTCCCGCCATCTGCTGCAGCATCTGCAGCGGATTTCTGCTTGCTGCGAGCTGGCTTAACATCTGCATCGGATCCACGAGTCTCCCCTCCTCTCAAGGCAGCCTCCAGGGCTGCTACACGCACCTCCAGGCTGTTTTCTGGCTGCGCCTGGACTATTTCATAGGTTTTGATCTCTGGGAGCCCGTTAAGATTGATCTGCTTCGTGTAGATCCTTGCGCCGGTCAGATCGGGGAACACGTGAACCGAACCGTCAAGCGCGATCTGCGCGGCGCGTACTTCGTCGAGCGAGCCTACCGGGGTGCACTGCATCCGCATAGGCGCTCTGGGCGTGCTGTACTGCGGCATAGGGCTGTAGAATTGGTTACCGTACATACTCTTTACCTCCTGAATTCATTGTAATAAAAAAGAGGCCTCCCGTTGTATAACGAAAGGCCTTTGAAAGGTTATAGAAAGTCTTTTAGTTTATCCAGGCATTTTGCGTGCTTGGTCTTTATAGCGCTCTCGGAGAAGCCTAAGAGGTCTCCGATATACGCCAAGTTCTTGCCGTCTAAATAGTGGAGTTTTAAAAGTGTTTTTTCATTCTCTGTTAAGACGCAAGTGTCAAGTAGTTTCTGGAAGTCCTGCACTCCGGTGACGGCTCGCAGCTTTCGCCGCGTTTCCAGCCGTTCGGTCATTGCTTTTCTCCTATTTATTGATCAGGTAGTCCTCGAGCTCAGCCCTGCCCTTTTTGATCTCGCCGGTGTTGTTACCAGTCTCCGCATGAGACAGCAGCAGTACTACTGCCCGCATCGTGCGCTTCTGATCCTCCTGGATCTCCCTGAGGATCTTATCGTGCTCGTTGAGCCGGTCTGCATCGTTTTTAAAATAGCGTTCATTCGTTGTCTGATCTTTTTTCATATCTTTAATGTCGTTCCGTACTTCGTCCAGCGGCCGCCGAAGCGCGTCGACTACTTTTTTTATATACATGCCTGCGCCTCCGACTGCGATGATCAGGCCGCATGCGGCTAGAATCAAATCCGTCATTTCTCACCTCTACACATTGATATGTACCGACGTGCCCATCTGCCTAGTGTTAGCATAAGAATACTTAGCGCCATACTTGTACGCCAGCCGGACTACCTGTTTACGCCCTGCGGCGGTATCGCAAATACCTTTGATATAAATATCTGCCGCCTTACCCTTTGTATGCATGGAATTGGATACTCCGCCGACCTGTGCATTCCGCTTTTTGCATCTCTGTCCAGAGCGAATAGTCACAGACTTCCCGTAATGTGCTCTGATTTTCTCCAAAATGGTTAAGAGCTTTGCAGAAGTGTTCCCTGCCGGATATCCATTGCAATACCGGCCGCCACATTTACACTTAAATTCCGCTTTTTTGAAATGTGCGGATGCACCTCCGGATGGCGTGGAGACTGTCGTGCCGCCGGACGACGCACCGCCGCCCAGGTAGACCGTGCTGCCGATCTGTGCGCAGATCCATCCAGACGGGATCTGCACCCACACCTGACTGCCTACAGTCTTGACCGCCTTCGCCGTCACCCGTGTGCCGTTTTTCAAAACGGCGTAGGTGCCGACCTTTGCGGCTTTTTTGCCGCCCGCTGTCAGCTCCGACCGCTTTTTCTGGCGGTAGTTTGTTCCCGGGCCCGTCCGTACTTTCAGTCCGGAACTCGCTTTGATCGTATATGTTTTCCCAGTACTAAATGCCATGATTACACCTCCTTTTCCAGACAGTCAGACCCGTCACCGTCTTCCTGCAGTGCTTTTTTGTAGTTCTGCGCTTCCTTGGCGGTCTTGGTGATGTTATTATTTTTCCACCAGAGCCATAGTACTGACAGCCCTGTTGCAATCTGTAAAGCGACATCGGAGAACGCCGTTTCGTCAAACGGGATAGGATTCAGCCCCTTCGCAGTCAGCACTGTGTTAAACGCTAAGATCGCCGCTACTAGCAGCCGGATGAACGCTTTAGTGGTTTCGTTTCTCATGATTCACACCTCCTACTTTTTCAGCATTTCGATCAGTTCGTTGTACTGCCCCTCTGTGAGTTTTCCGGCCGCAAAGAATACGTCGATTCGTTCTTCCAGCCCTTCTGTTTTTCCTAACTCGATCAGTCTTTTTAACATTCTGTACAGCATTTTTACTCCTTCCTACTCGGTCAGTCCGAGTTCCATCATGATGATTCGTTCTTCATGGTCTACTGCCATGCTAAATACATCTGCCTCAATGCTAGTTATACGCGCGTCCAGCGTTATCTTGTCCGCTTTCGGCTCATTCGGCTTGCCTTCAAGCCTTGCGATCTCCTGCCGTGCGATTTCCCGATACTTCAATTCTTCCGCAACGTCGGAAGATGATACAGAGCCTTCAATTAACGTTAACGGTATATGGTCAGTAGATTTTAAAAACTGTTCATAATACATAATCTCACTTTCACCCGGTTGCATATTTTCCCGAAACGTTTCGAGTATTGGCAATCCATATTTATTCAGTATGTTTTCTGGAATACTCACTTTTTACCTCCTTATCTGATGTACGCTACGTTCAAGCTTGTTGCTGGATTATTCGGCGCGCATGTACCTGCTGCCGACATTCTCGCATTTAAAGTTAGCACATCCCCAGCGTTAACCGGAATTATGCACATTCCAGAGGTTACACCCCCTACGCCTCCATCGAAATACTGACTGACCACTTCCGATCCATTTTTGAGCACATAACATCCTGTAGTGCGGGTGCCGCCGCCAGAAATATAAACGTTTCCGCACACCTGTATAACGCCATCATACGGGCATTTTATACCGTTATTGGAAAAAGTAAACGCGTTGTCTGTACGTGCGATCCATGTATCGAGCGGCACCACTGTCTTTTTAGTTGCCGCCAACGAACAGCTGCTTGTCGACCCGCGAGCACTTACGGCGTTTCCGGTGTATTTAAGCTCTAAGTTATTTTTAGCCTCAGCCACCGTTGTTGCGCCAGTTCCGCCCTTCGAGATAGGGAGGGCTTTGTTTTCTAGCAATGCAGTCAAGGCGCCCTCCGCTGTAGTAGCTCCTGTACCGCCCTTATTGATCGGCTGTACCTTGTTCTCTTCTGCGGTCAATCTGGTTCCCAGTGCGGTGATCTGGTTCTGCAGATTCCCCGCCAGGGTGTCGTCCAGGGCCGCAGCCACCGTGTCGAGCCATTCATTTAATGCGGTCTGGTACTGATCGAACAGCCCTGTTGTGTCTACGCTAGATGGGATCGCCGCTACGACGAAGCCGCACAGCGCAGAGTTTAACCGCTGGTCGGTGATCGCGCTCTGCGCTATACCTGTAGCGCCTTTCTTGACATATACATCCGCCAGTGCGATCTCAAACAGGTTCGACTCCTGCCGCAGCTCCGGCGCTACCGGGTTTGTCGCCGCTGTTCCTGTCCGGATCAGCGCGCGGATAGACCTGACAGATACCGAGGTATTGAACTGCAGTACTACGCGGTCGATTCTGTTCAGCGACGCGTCTGCTGCTTCGATCGCCAGGTTGAGCGGCGCAGAATTGAAATACATCGCACCTTCAATGTGCGCTCCGCCGGTTCCTACCGTGACGATCATACTGTTATTCGCGGACACCGCAAGTGCACTGCCTACGGAGCTAAAAACCCCGTTAGTGTAACGCAGCTTATTAAAGATCCGCTCCATTTCTGCGGTGATCGCTCGATCGTAAACGGGCTCGTCTGTCGTTCCCGTGTTTAGTGATTCAAATGGGCAATAAATTTCTGCCATTACCTAGTCCTCCATTTCTGCTTGCTCGGCGTCCCCAGGACCAGCTCCACGTCGATCCTGTTGGACTTGTGGGTCTCGTTTATCTGTTCGATCCGGGCATAAAATAGTTGCTCCATATCGTCGATCAGAGCAACGCACCGGTCGCCGAGATCATAATCGCGCAGATAGGTAAAACGCTCCTGGATCACGTTGATAGAAATGGTTTCCACCTTATAGTGGTCCAACATATCCAGCTGCGCCTTTTTCTGCATCAGGTTTTTGATCTTCTGCTGATTCGCAGTGGTCGTGACCCTCAGGTCGCACTCATCTGATGACAGGGACGTCTTAAGGATTTTCTTGGGGTAGCACGCACCCAGGTTGCTCGGCTTGTTGCCTTCGTAGTAGTACGTGCATCCTATAAAATACTTCGTCTCGCCGTTCTCGACTTCCGTGAACTTGATCGGAAAGTAGGAGGTTGAGTAACTTCCGTACACGTCAGACTCGACCTCTTGCAGGATCTCGTAAAGGCAGAACTCCGCGGACTCGTCTAAGGTGTAACTCATGCTGTCCACGTTGTTATACGCCTTACCGAAGTACACGCCTGCGTCACCTTCTGTTCGCTCAACACCAGGCGCGAATTTGACCTTGAGCCCTACGGATCCAGAATTGTCTGCGGCAGGATACGAAGTGACCGAAGTCAGCAGCCCGTATCCCGTTCCTGACAGGATTGAATAGAGCGCCTCGCCCATTTGCGTATCAGATTCAATCGAAACGTCTGCCACGTTAGGGAAGCTGGAGCCCCCGTCGATCGCTACTGACTTGATAGGCTTATAGGTCACGCTTCCGACCGTTACGCCTGCAGTCGCGTTGGCTATGTACGATGCGATCGCAGTCTTGACCGCCGTGGCCGTCGAGGCGCTCACGACCTGCGTTTTCCGGTACGAGCCGAAGTCCAGAATCGTGTCAACGAACTTGCCGGAGACCGTAATGGTAGGCCCCGAAGTCTCGCGTTTATACTCGACCTTCTGAATCACTCCCGTTTCCGGCCTGCCGACGTTTTCCAGGTACTTCATGCCCAGAGCATTTAGCCTGTTATACTCGCCCAGGGTCATATAAACCATAAACGAACCCGGCTCCGACCATTTACGGTCCCAGCTTGCCTCGATAAAGTCCACATTTCCCAAAAGCTTTCCCGTGTAATCTGTCGCCCTGATCATTAGATACCTCCGTATCTGCCGACATAGGTCACGTCAGCGTCAAAGGCTGTGTTACCTTCATCGTCTGCCTTGACCGTGACGACGTTATCGCCGTAGGTCAAAATCAATTTAGGTACCAGCTCACCGTCATAGTTTGCCGGAGCAATATCCACGCCGTTCACCTTTACTGTTTTCGCCTCGCTGTCAAGCTCCAGGATGTCCCCAGAGCCCAGCGTGCAATCAATATGGACTATCGTGCTCCCGACGCCGACATTGACGCCCTCAACGAATCCTGTAGCTTCCAGGCGTACATGTATGAACGTATCCTCACTGCCCAGGTAGTTGATAACCTTACTCGTAGCGTGATTGATAACGCCGTAGATCAGCGCCCCGCCTTGAGTATAGACCCGCGACCAGTGCCACATAGGGTCTACCGCAGTAAAATTCGTCGAATCGCTGGCCTCTCCCAGCAGGTCAGAATCAGGGTGCAGGTAAGACACGGTGAGCGTCAAGGCGTCAAAGACGTTTCCCGACGGACATTTAGATCCCTGCAGTTCGCAGCCTTTCGCGATCCTGGTAACACCCATATAGGTGATATAAAGGTCAAAGGTAAAATTGCTGTTATGGAAGCCCAGAGCGAGAGGGCGGTCTAGCGTGTTGTTACCCGCATTGCGCTCTCTCGCCACGATGTCAATATCGCGCGCTTCCTTTCGTTTACCGGTAATGATCGAGCCATTGCCGTAACCCCTGTCAGCCTTCGAGATCTCAAACTTCGGAAAATCCAGTCCCTCAAGACTGGTGACCCCCCAGTCGTCACCTTCATACTCGAAGACTTGGCCGTCAGATCGGACGGCCGTTAATAATACTGTTCTGTCTGGCATTATTTATCGCCCTCCAATCCATACATCGCCTGTTGCTTCAGCCTGCGGGCCACTTCGATCGGCGACTCGAACGGCTGATAAAAATTAAAGGTCTGTTCCACGTTTGCGGGCTCCGCCGCCACTGGGGCAGTCTGCGCCACCGTCGTAGCGAACCGGGAGCCGATCGTAGTGATCGCTCCGCCGTTTAAGCCTTCCGCGTACGCGCTTCTGACTTCTGCCGCCTGCTCACGCACTCTTGCGACCAGGGCTTTTGTCCGGCGCATGATACCTACGCCGATGCCTTCCGGGATATAAACGCCGACGTCTTTTTCCATCACAACGGACGGGGAGTGGATCCCGAAGAAGTCCTTGATCGCGTCTTTTGCGTTGCTCGCCAGGCTCTTGATCTTGTTGCATAGCCAGTCCTTTTTGTCTTTGATGCCGTTCCACAGGCCCTCGATCCAGTTCTTACCGATCGACACAAGTGAGCCGATGCCGTCTTTGATCTTCCCCGGAAGCGATCGCGCCAGCGAGAGTACCTTGCTCTTGAGGCTGCCGCCCCAGCTGCTGATACCAGACCAGAGCCGTTTCAGGATCTGAACGCCGACGCTGAAGATCTGGCCGATACCTGCAAGCAGCCCGCGCACGATCGCCGAGATGATCTGCGGCATAGCGTGGATCAGCGCCGAGGCTATCGTAGGGATCGCCTGAATGAATGCCATAAACAGCGTTATCGCCGCCTGAATCAACGCCGGGATCAGTACGGGGATCGTGTTCACGATCGCCTGAATGATCTGCGGGAGCGCGTCGACTAACGCCTGGATGACCGTAGGGATCGCCTGAATGAATGCCATAAACAGTGTGATCGCCGCCTGTAGCAGGGTAGGGAGCGCCGCAACCAGCGCGTTGACCACTGCAAGGATCACCGTCGGCAGCGCCACTACTAACGCCTGGATGACGGTAGGGAGCGCGTCGACTAAGGCCATAAACAGCGAGATCGCTGCCTGCAGTAGGGCAGGGATCAGCGTCGGCAGTGTGCTTACCAGGGAGTTGATCACCTGGACAAACGCCGCTGTAAGCTGCGGGAGCATCTGCGGGAGCGCGTTCGCGAAGTTCGTTATCATCGCCGCAGCCATATCCGCAAAGCCTGTGATCTTGGCTGCCATTTCATCAGCGCTGAGTCCGCTCTTCGCCATATAGACCGCCATCGCGACAAGCGCGCCAACAAGCCCCAGCGATGCCAGCATAGCGACTTTATGCGCGGATGCAAAAGCGAGTACTTTTTTCGCCGCGGCGCCTGCTGCCGTACCGTTGAGGGTAGTCGCTACTGTGTTCGCGGTAGTCGTCGCCGTATCTGTAACGGTCGTCGTTATCTTTGTGACCAGGTTCTTCACAAATGCCAGCGCGCTGCTTGCTGCTTTCTTTAATGCATCCCCTAGTTTCATGGCCAGAGCCTGCTGTACCGTGAGTTTGCCGTTCGCGATCCCCGCGAGCGTACTCATAGCCTTTTCTTCAGCTTTGAATGTCTGTACCGCCCCGACTGTTTTCAGTATTTTCCCAGTGAGCTGCAGCGCTGGCCCCGCGGATACTGCCATAGCCGTACCGATGGCCAGCACAGGAGCGGGCACAGTCCGGAGGATCTTGACCACCGTCGAGAACGCTTTACCGAACTTTTCACCCCATACGGCAGCTTTGTCCTCAAGCCCCGCCAGGGTGTCCATGAGATCCGCCATAAGTGGTTTGAGCTGTGAGAAGAAACCTCCGCCCTTGCCGCCGGCGTCAAGGAAGTTCGCGCCGATTCTGCTGAGGGACGCGCCGATATTAGCAAGAGCGCCTGTAAAGGACTTTTCGCCCATGATCTTAGCCGCGCCGCCGATATTGGTCTCGATCGCCTTAAGGAACGTCTCGGAGTCGACTTTACCCGCCGACACCATCTCCCGGACGTCCGCCTGGGTAACCCCCAGCTGTTCGGAAAGCATCTTATAGATCGGGATGCCCTGGTCTGCCAGCTGGTTGACCTCCTCCATGGAGATCTTGCCGGACGCCATGACTTTGTTGAATATCGAGCCCATCTCCGTGAAAGATAGCTTAGACTGCGCCGCAGCATCTCCTACTAGCCCAAGGTAGCGGGTCAGCTCTTGCCCCGGCTTGATTCCCGCCGCTACGGCAGACGCCGCCGCTGTAGCCGCTTCGTCGAAGCCGTAGGCTGTACCTTTTACCGCCTGCATAGCTGAGTCCATGATCGCCTCGACCTCTTTTGCGGAGTGCCCCAGGCCCTCAAGCTGGGCTTTCGCCGTATCGATGTTCTTGAGACGGTTAAAGCCCTTAACCAAGGAAAGCCCTGCGAGAGCCGTAGCCGCACCCAGAGCAGGTTTCGTGATGTATTTTGTCAGCTTGCCGCCGGTTTCCTCGAAGACGCTTCCCGCGCCCTTGAGCTCGTCGGCAGACATGCCCTTTATCTTTTCTAGTCCTTTTCTGATACCCGTCACATCAAGCAGGGTATCAAATATCATTCTGCCATCAGACACCTACATCACCCGAAGAGCTCGTTAAACTCATCCACTGCCTGCTGCTCTGCTTCTGTGAGCTTTTCAGGCAGCGCCCATGCGTTTTTCAGTTCCAATATGTCTTTGTCAGAGCCCTTGTAGCTCCGCCATTGGATCACCCTGACCATTAGCGTATCATCCGGCAGCGCATCGAAGAGCGCCTTGAACTCGTGCCAATGCAGATCAGTAGTCAGAAGATCAATACCATACGCCTGCCGGAACGCCGCATAGATCAGGTCGGCATCAATCTCCCAGTCCACGACCGGAGCACCTGACCCGGTCGCACGTGGCACTTTTTTCGGCGGGTTGTAAAACAGATCCAGCTGACCGGCTACCTCCGGCGTTAAGACTGGCGCCCTATCTGCAAAGAGCGATCCCAGGTCTTCTGTAAATAACCGAGGGTAGTCCAGCCAGACCCTAAAGTCAGTGTTAAGTAAAAATGCCTGCCCGTGCGCCGCGATGGCGTTAGGCAGGCCTTTCGTTCTAAGGTCGAGCATTATTACCTATCTATGGACTGAATGACTCTGACATCATCCGCCATATCACGTACAGCCTTGAGCGCCGGACGATCCACGTCAACCGTTTCCTTTGCGCGTCTTGCCGCCTCGATACGGGCTTCATAGCCTGCAGTAACTGCGTTGTAGATCAGCACGAGGTCGGTCAGTTCGATGTCTTCCAAGACCAGCGTACCGAGCAGTTCTTTTACTGTGTCGTCGCCCAGAGCCGCCTTGACGGTCTCCAGTTCATTTGTGTAGGCCTCCACGACCGTAGCGGATTTCTCCGTCTTATCGATCAGGCGCGCCATCTTCATGTTCATCTTGGCCAGCTCGTACTCCTGGCCGTCGTAGATCATTCTGTCCATAGTTTCCTCCTAGTTTTCTCCGCTAGCTTCCGTTCCAGTTGTAAATGTCGGCGAGTAGTCCGGCGCCGTGCCTGTCAGCGTACAGGTTCCGCGTTCGATCGTGCCGCCGAAGTTGATGTCAAAACTCAGCTCGCTGTCCACGCCGTTCAGCTCATTGAACGTGACGAGCGAGTTGGTCTTCCATGCCTTGTACTTGGTGGTCACCCCGGATCCATCTTTATCGAATATGAACACGACCAGGACTTCCATCTTGGCTTCCTCGCCGGTCTTCAGATCAAAGAACTTCGGCCAGACAGCTTCAAAATCCGGCTCCCCTTTGATCATCTTGAGTGGCTGCGAGATCGCAGGCTTATACTGCTTTAATTCGGTTGTCGGTGATTCGTCCGCGATATAGTCCACGTCTTCCGTCTCAGGATTCATACTGATCTTCAGCTCCGTGGATTTCTTGATCCGCGCCCAGCTAGCCGTACCGCTGGTCGCGGTATTGACGAATAACCCGATTTGATGCTTTTTAATCATTTAGGTTTCCTTTCGTATGTTATAGCGATCGAAAGCTGGTAGACCGCCTCATCGTCATCGCGGTCCATCATGTAAAATGTGTTGACCACTTCTACATCGTGGACCGTTGCCCTGATTTGTGGGAAGTTCTCTACCCAGTTCTGATCCTCGATCCAGCCCTCGACTTTCTCCAGATACTCCTCACTGCTCAGCCGCTCCTGCGCGAGCTGCGCAGGCTGGCGGAAAAGCAAATAGTAAACTTCATCGATGATAGCGCTTCCGTCTATCAGCTCTGTGACCGTTCTGGTAGGCTGCTTGTAGACTCCAAGCGCCGCCAGTTCCGGTGACAGCTGATTGACGTCGATCGCCTCGATCTTGTCTAAAAATGGACAGGCAGAAAGCCAGTCCACCACTCCGCTTGTTCTGCTCATAGTTACGTCCTCTTTTTTGCGATCGCCACACAGCCTCTGAGGATAGCCTCCCGGCCTCCCTCATTGCACATGCGATCAAACCAGTAGTTACCCCGCTTTGGCGCGCCCTGGAATTTAGCCGGCTCATAGTACCAGCGCCGGGCGTACGGTGTGTTATATACGACCTTGCCAGATCCGACTTCCGTGTTTCTTACACCTGACCGGATCAGTTCTCCGGTGTCTCTCGGTACGTATGGCTCGCAGCGGCGAAGGACTTCGCTGTCAATGTACCGTTGTATCTCGCCGCCTTTGCCCAGACCGTGGGAGTCTATGATCTTCTGTACGTCGCACTCCACACGCCTCATTTTCAGCTTCATTTTGCCGTCACCTTCCAGTGCCGCAGCATCGACCGTAACGTGTTATCCGCCATGCCTGAAATAGTTGCTACGTGGTCGTACTTCTTTCGCAGGTTCGTGATCGTAAAATCCTGTGTGATCTCATCTGCAATCTCGCCCAGGACGATCACATCCAGGTTGCCTGCGCCGAATGTGAAGCCTTCGCCGGTAAAGGCCTTAGGTTCAACATAACCGGGTCTTACCGGAACCGTCAGGCTCACTTCTGGCGTGACCACGATCTTACCGTCAGAGTCTACGGTCTTCGTAACCTTGTCCTTCCACTGTACGCCGGTCAGAACAGTCTTGAACCACTGGCCTTGATAGTGATTGAACAGGGTTACGGTGTTGGTGAAGACCAGGCTACTCATACGGGGCCCCCAGGCTTCCTGTGACAAACGAAAGCAGCTCAGTAGGTAAATAGCCCTCTGCGATGCTATAAAGCCTCTGTGAGGTCAAACTGGTTCCTCCGTCAGCCTCTGTGACGAAGCTGACGGAGTAACCGTCGTTTGAAACGGACTTCACCGTCTTGCCATCTACTGCTGCAGCTGCCTCAGCTGTCAACTGGTCTGCCATTTCACAAACGGCGTACGCGAGCAGTTCGAGAGTGTCGGGATCCGTTACTGCGGCTGCGCGGTCAAATGTTATTTTGTCGAGAAAACGGCTGGCCTTATATACCCGCCGATTGAACTCGCTTTCTGCCGCCGCACCACCGTACGTATCCGTATAAAAAGAGTAGGTAGCGTACGCCTTCATAGCGCAGCCCCTACTCTTGCAGGAGAGCGATCAGCTCATCCTTGTTCATTCTTTCATCGTACTCGACCCCTGCAGACTCCAGCCGCTCTTTCAGCTCTGCCTTAGTCAGATCTGTCAGCTCAACTGGGTCGGAGTCGAATATGAGTCCCACGATTCGTCCCATGCTTGCCTCCTATGCCTTGTGGTGCAGGTAGATACCTGCTCTCTTGTTCTCATAAACGTCGACCAGGCTGTATTTTCTATACTTCTGGATATAGCCATCAGATCTCTGGTTAGCATCCGGTACGATAATAGGCGCCGCGGTATGCTTGTTGAACTTGATGACCGCCGGCTTGTGCACGATCATGAAGTTGATGTCTTTACCGCCAGAAGCCTTTGTGAAGTAGCCCGCGGACTCATCTGCGCCGGACGCACCGGAGTGATCCACGCCGTCATACAGGTCAATCGCAGTATAAAATCTGCTCTGCGGAACTCTGATCACGCCTGCGAAGGTGTCAAGCATTTCTCTGGACTTAGTAGTATCCATCTGCTTGATCAGGTTACCCAGGGTCGGGGTGATAAACAGGTATCTCTGATCCTGCGGAACCTCATCCTCATCCATCTTGCCAGCGCCTGCTGCGATCGCGTCCATGACGTTCTGCCCTGTAGACAGCGTAGCGCCTGCGGACACCTTAGAGATTCCTGTCTCAGACGCCAACTGCGCGAAGGTGAAGGCATCACCTTCCGGTGCGACCTTAGTTCTCACGAATTCGCCGGCCAGTCTGCCGAAGGCAGTTTTTACGGTTTCCTCGTCGTCCATGGAGTCGACTTCAAAGAGTCTGCCTCTGTCGTAGTTAAATTTTACGGTCTCCCACTCCAGCTTTACGTTACCTTTCACGTAACCGTCGTTTCTGGAATAGTCGGCCAGGCCGTCCATAGACAGCTTCTGGATCAAAATCTCGTTTGCGTTCGCGCCCTGTCTCATTCCGGTCGGGTTAGAGTCCAGGACAGAAGTCAGGGACGCGAGCTTATATACCTCATCCAGGAGAGCTATATAGTTTTTCGCTAGTGTAATACTATTTGGCATTTAAAAATCCTTTCTTTACTTTTCTAACGGCGGGAGCCCCATCGCTGCTCTGAGCGCGGAGTCGCCGTCCTCAGGTTTCGGGCTATTAGTAGAGTGGGTAGGGTTCTGAATCGGCTCGCTAGACCCAAAGAGATAGTCATTGTCTTTGGCCAGCCCCTCGAGCGCTGTCTTAACGTCGTCTTTCTGGTTCTTGGACTCTTTCAGCGCATCCAGATCAAGCAGGGCCATGATCGCCTTTGCGTTCTTGCCGCCGGCGTCCTTGATAGCCGTCTCTACGCTTTCCCTGAAAGCACGATCAGCTTCTTTGGCTGCGTATTCATCGTCCTTGTCCTTGATCTGCTTCCGCAGGTCAGTGATAGTCTGCTGCAGCTCGTCTGGCTTGACGTCCTTAAACTCGTCCAGTGCCTCGGTCGCGGCATCAAGCTGCTCCTGCAGCTTGTCTCTTTCAGACTCTGCCGCCTTTACCTTGGCTTTTTCTGCTTCAACGTCTTTGCCGTTTTCTGCCATGACCTTGTCGATCACGTCCTTTTTCAGCCCCAGTCCTTCTAAAAAATCCCTTTTCATACTGTTTCCTTTCTCCCTACGATTTTTTACGCCTATCTCTTGGCTCGGGTGCTGCTCTCGTACGCCTGCAGCTCAGCGAATTTTGGGTATTAAAAAAGCACCCTTTCAGGTGCTTTGATAAGCTTTAGTTTGTTATCCGGAAGCTCTCCACTTCGCGCTCAGTCAGGTCTCGCATGTCTTTCCCGGTTCTCTTGCAATAGTTCCGCATATCTCTAAAATTGTAGCCCTTATAGTCTTTCGGCCACGGGTCGGTCAATCGTCCGAAACCGTCCAGGGCGTCAAGTGCCTTTGCCATAGTATCTCTCATATAGAATCTTAGCTCCTTTCTCGTCGATTACCATCAACCGTTCACGGGGGCTGATGGGGATCGCGCCTAGTGCTTTCTCGTAGTGCTCAATGAGGTTTGTCTTAGCCCGAAAAGCTACAAACCCGTCGAACCCCGCGGCGTAGCTCTGCCGAACGGCCTCCGCGAAAAGATGACCGCCAACTCCCACATACTCTTTTGCTACGAATTTCTTGTTGTGTGGGCTATTGAACGGCGCTGACTCAACTATATCAACCCGCATTGCGTAGTTCTTCGGATCCGGCACCAACGCAACTAAACCCTGTAGTCGATCGTCGCCTTTTGCCTTTAGCCCCAGAACTTTCTCTCCTGCACGGATAGGCCGCGCCCAGTCAAACTCCCAATCCTTAAGGCCACGAGCTGAGCTTAACTCGACGACTGTCGTTTCGACGATTTTCCCGTCGCGGACTCTTCGTAAACATGGTGTTAGCTCATCTATTTTTATTTTACTATGTTTTGCAGCACTTGTAAACCCTCTACCCGGCGCCACTCTGCCCAGCCCGTCGATATAGACCCGGTTCATCTGCGGCTTGATGCCCATAGCGTCGGAAAACGCTTTATACTCCGCCATCTGCCCCTGATACCGGGCTTTTGCGATGGTGATGTCCTCCGAGTCTGCCCCGCCGCGTTCCAGTCCTCTGACTTTCGTCCGCTGCGCTCTCATAGCAGTCTCCATCTGCCGCTGCTTCTGCCTAGCCTCATAGGCGTTGTATTCTTTGTCTTTAAAACGCTTTTTCTGGTCTTCTAAGGCGTCTAGCCGGCGCAGCTCAGAATCAGTGTAATTGCGCTCAGACACCCCCGGAATGAACGGGAAGTATACATGATAGCAGTTCGCGCCGTTCAGCCCCGTAACGGTCCCCAGACCGCAAACAGAGACTAGCTGCTCTTTGCTCCATACTTTTCCCTGCCAAGGCCTGTGGGTAGGTCTGGCGCCGTCGTGCCTGTCTATCTCAAAAAACTCAGTGCCTAGCTTCTCCGCATTGTACTCGTTGATCTTTGCTGTCATCTGGGATAGCCCTGTCAGCACCGCACGCCTGGCAGCGACCGCGATCCGGTTCGACCAGCCAGAGGCATAGTCAATGGATCGAATCCCTGACCGGCTGAGCGTGTTTACAGTACGCTTGAGCACGCTGTTATAGTCGAACACGCCTGAGGCGATATCGAAAACGGCGGCGTCAAGTGTCTGCTGATAAAACTGCGTGAGAGGCAGGAATGTAAATTGCCCGCCGATCTGCTGCGCGACGCCAAGACTCTGCGTCAGGTTAAGAAGCTGCTCCTGTGTTTGGTCCTTTGCCGCCTGTAAGAGCTGCTGCAGCTGCGCGTTGTCCTCAAAAGGAATATACTCAGCGTTGATCTGTTCATAGATCTTACGGTTCCTCACATACTCCCAGTCGATCACCTTATCATACATCTCGAAAACGTCCGGGTATGTGAGTCTCAGCGTCTCCCGGATCATATCCTCGATTTCAGCTGATGAGTAGCCCAACTCAGTCAGTTTATTAATCTGCCAGTCTGCTGTACTGGTGATCTCGCCGGTCTTCTTTATCCGGCGAATTATGTCCGCGCAGATCCGGTCCTCGAGCTTATAGAACTGCTCTTGGATCTGATCTGCGTATTTTTCCTTATAGCCTGCCATTATTCTTCAGGTGGCAGGTTATCTATAACGCTTCCTGCCTGCTCCGGAAGATTCTGCAAAGCGGTCTCGATGTCTTCGCCGTACCACTTAGCCCTGTATTCTTCCAGGCGCTGTACGCCCATGCTCACATCCTGCCGATCCTGATTTCTTTCGGCCTCTTCGTCGGTCAGGATGGAGTCATTAAAGGCGCAAGAGAGTGAATAGGTAGTCGTATAGCTTGAGTTGTAGAAAGCCAGCGCGTCGACCAGGTCTTCCAGGCACGCCTTAAGATTCTCCTGGATAGCCGCCACGCGGTTATATTTTCTCTGTTTTGCTGCTTTGATCTCAGTTGCGGTCTTTTCTACGTACTGTGCGTCTGACAGATCGCCGTACGCCAGCCCTACGGAGAACTCGACCTGACGAAGCGCCGTCTCAAGGCCCTGTCTGTAGCTGTCATCTCGCATCTGAGGGCTGTACTCTTTGAATAGCTCATCGTTCTTCTGGTCTATGTTCAATCCGCGATAAAGTCTCTCATGGCTTTTCGCCACTGACTTCTTGCCGTTTAAGCTGGTTTTAAGCGCCCTCTCGTCTACATGGATCGCGCGCTCACCGGATTCATACTCCCAGTCGAGCCTTGCCGCTTGTATATCAGCGGACTTGATCCTGTTGATAGCAGGACCGGAATATGCAGAAACACCGCACTGACTGTTGTCGATGCGGTTCTTGAGCGGGTTCCGGTAGTACCCAAAGTCGATCTTGGTCATGCCAGGGTAGCTGATCTCTTCAGGCAGATCCGCCCAGTCTGTTACTGCATCAAGGCTTACCGGGGTACCGATCTTGGAGCTCGAAGTGCTCATATATGCTTTGTTCGTGATCATAAGGCCCGCAGGGGTCAAGGTATGCCGTTCAAATCTGTGGTAGAATTTGTTTTCATTCAGCTGCTTGCGCTCGATAAAAACGCAGTCGACCGGTCTGCCGTTGTCGAAACGGACCGGTATAAAGTTATCCGCCGTTATGTATTCTACCTGGCCGCCCATCAGCGGCTTGATGATCAGCGAACCGAGCGCCAGACCATCCTGCAAATTCTCGTTGAGATCTCTGACCGCGGTCTGAAAGATCTGATCTAGCGAGTCATTGCCTTCGACCTTTGCTTCCATCTCGTTGATGGACACGTCGGCAAACTCCCTGCAGATACCGATCTCCAGCCCCAGGGACGGGGTCTTATTCGTCCATGGCGCGGATCCTGTGAGCATATTCTGCCACAGGTCTATACTGTCGATCATCTGGGCAGTAAGCTCGATCTCACCGCCGATCACTTGTTTTAAATCCGTTTTCTCAAACATGCTTTGCACCCTCCTCCAGAGGTTCATAATCAGCCCCATGTCATCCCTCCAGGAGATACTTGATATCTCGTTCTATCGTGTATTCAAAAGCGTCCAGGCTGTCGATGTCGCTCGTGCCATCGTCCAGCCGCTCGTCCTCTTGTTTTTTATCATCCCATACAGCTTCCTGGAAAGCCGTTGATAAGCTCTCGCAGTCTTCTGTTAGCTGCAAACGCCCCGCGCCCATGAGCCGAAGCGTTGCGTTTATCCTGTCCTTGATCCTGGTCTTCCACGCAGGTCTGACCGAGATCTCTGGCCACCTGCCTGCGATGGCGTTTCTGATCGTGTTCCCCAGAACGGTCTCGGCGTTATCCCAGTACAGCGTAGTCACGCCGCCGTACTTGCCTATGACAAACTCAACGAAGTCGCAGACAAGACCGTCCAGGATGCTCGCATCGATCGGCTTGCCGAAGTCCTTAGCCATCACTCTACGGGATGCGACCGGGACGATCCTGCCATCGTGCAAGAACGCCGTGGCCACGAAAGAGTGGCCAGACTGATTGCCGCCGAAGTCCACGCCTATCACGATCCTCTGGATCTTCGGGCGACGCTCAAGCGGCTTGTCTATGATCGTCTTACCGGCTACCGCAAAGGCCACCGGGCTGTCTGCGTAGTTTCTGTAGATCGCACCCTCTGCCCGCTTCCATAGGCCCTTTATCAGGCGATCATAGAGGATCGTGCCCTCGTATTCCTTGCAAAGGTTTTCCACGTAAGCCTGCGGAAGATGCGGGTTGTCGAATAGCTCATAGTGCTGCAGGTAAATGTCCGCATCGCTGTCCAGGAACTCCTTGAGCCAGTGCGTCGGGTGCTCCGGGTTGCACGCCCCATCAAAGCAGCTGTAAGGCTTATCAAGACGAGACTTGAGCATCTCGAAAAAGCTCTTGTTCCACTTGGCGATCTCATCACCGTAGCAATACTTGATACTCGAGCCCTGGATCTTGGCAACCTGGCTGACCTTTTCAGCACCCAGGCAGTAGACCTCTTGACCGAACAGGATAGCGGTGTTTGTGCTTGGTTTGATCGAGCCGATCCGGTTACCGAAGATCTCGCGCATAGGCTGCAGGACGTTTCGCTCTACAGTCTCACGGGATACGCCCAGGATCACCACAAGCCCGGGAAGCCCGAGCCGCTCTATGATCCTCTCTGGGATCACGTTCGCCGTATCAACAAACGACTTACCGGATCGGACTGCCCCGCTTTTGACATTCCACCGGTGCGTTGCGTTCTTCGTATACTCGATCTGTTTCGGGCTTAGCCTTATCATTCGCCCCTCATCGCCTTGAGGAACAGCAGCACCTGGTCGTTATCATCATCCTTGACGACCTCCCTCTTGTCTCTCCACTCTTCTGGCTTGCGGTTCTTCAGCCAGAAGATGATCGCAGTCACGTCTGGCGGGACGTCTTTGACGATCCGTTTTACGATGTCGCCGTCGCCGTTGTAGATGACCTCCTCCACACGGCAGCCAAGCGCCCTCTGGTAAAGAGATCGCTCAACGCGCCTGTCAGCGTATTCCTTGCCCTGCCGTAAGATCGCCGCCAGCTGCGGGTATTTTGCTTTCCAGTTCGCGAACGTCCTGGGCGCTACGTTGCAGTGCTTAGCGATCTCATCGTCCGTGCACCCGTCGCGCGCCCATCCGTCTATCTTTGTCAAGCCCTCTTCTGAGAGCCAGTAATCGTATTT